GTTACTTACAACGCCATTTGTTACTGTTATTACTTGATTATTATCCATTAAATAATTTTGATCTGTAGCCCTGTTAACTCCATTCTGATCTAAAAACACAAAGTTATTAAGCACTGGGTAAGTATTTGTGCCGTTTCTAAACTGCGCAAAATAATAAGTTTCAGATGTAGTACCACAATTTATGCCGGTCGCACCTCGTGCCTGTCCAGTAAAAGAAGGTAAAGGAGCCTGACACTCAACTTCTAAATTCCATCCTGTTGTATCACAAGGCCCTAAAACTTGAACTGTTATTAAACCTGGTAATCTATTTGGTTTTGGTAACACTAAAGTGCTGTATTCACTTACGCCACCTCCAACAAAATCTCCTGTTTGAATTGTAACTGATTGAGGGGATGGAGTTCCCACTAACCAGCCTGTAGCGTCAAAGCCATCATAAAAAATGTAATTTCTAGTATCAGGGGCTGCTGGAACACAAGTATTTGCTGAATTGCCTAATATAGTAAATGAGTTTGCAACTCCACTTGTTGATTGCTTATTTCCATCTGTAGGACTCATTAACCTGTTATAGTATACTCCGTCATATAACACCCTTATTCCATCTGGAATGCTTGCAGGATTAAAATGAATTAATACCGCGCCTGTGTCGCCAGTGCTAGTTCCTGCACTAAACGCTAACTCATAAAGTCCATTACTACCCCCTGGCGGGACAATAGTACCCCCGCATGGGATGCCACATTCTTCGCATATAACCGTTGGCCCTAGTATGCCAGCCAGTTGTTGACGATAGTTTCCATCACTTTGATAAAATCCGTCAGGTGCTTTAACCAAAAGGTCTTCATCATCATAAACTGCAGAGGCAGTTAAAAAGTCATTTGAATCTATGTATTTGTTTTGTAAGCTCATAATTTAATTTATTCGATTTCAATGGTTGGACAACATTCTGTGTAGTCAAAAGTAAAACTAAAATCAACTCCACTTCCGCCACTATATGCTAAATCAGTAATTACACATGGATTATCTAAATCATTACCTGTCGTTTCATAATTTCTTATTTCTACTGATCCTGCATTGCCATTTCCATTGTTTTGAGTGTTTCTCATCTCTAAAGTGTTTTCACCTCCTAAAATAAAACTAGGATTAAAATGATATGTTACCATTCCAGTCAAAGGACATGTGAAATCAGGAACCGTAACTTGTTTGTTTGTATCTAAATCTCCAATAAATATAGATCCAATTTGTGCGTTTTGATTTAAATCTAAAGCTCCAATAAAATTGTTATTCAAATACACGTCAAAATTATCATCTCTTGCTGAGTTGCTATTACATACTTGCAATACAAATGTTTTATCAGGACATATTGGCGCTGATCCACCGCAATCACAACAAGCATCTGTAGGGCTTGTAGCATTATAACAAAGTTCAATCGGAGTAGGCTCTCTCAAATCCCAAACCAAATACAAATAATCTTCAGCGGGAGTATAGTCAAAATCAGCCTCATACTGCGAGCCATTTAAAACTATTGGTGTTGCCGTGTTTAGTAGTGGCAACAATGTGTTTATTTGAGTTTCATCATAGTTTGTGTTGCTAGCCAAGTATTTGAATTTATCTTTTAATGGATCAAATACATATGTTTGCCCTGGGCTTGAACTAGCCTGCATTTTTATTGTAGCAGCATTAGGAGGCAAAGCTCCAAAAGATGCTTCACCTGTGGTTTCTTCAAACAATGAAACTCCGGTGTCTTGTAAAATTACACTGTTTGTGCTATATGGGCTTAAGTCTGTAGCTAGTTCCCATCGATATCTTACGGTAGTACTCAAAGTAACATCACCATTAAAGTTAACCACTATTTCTTTTACTGTGACTTGATCAGCATCAGGACAAGCAAAAGAAGCTGTGTATGTAGCCGATCCCACAGGGGTTATTACCACAGAAGCCTCAGTTGGGTTGTTTAATGTTTTATCAAAGCTAACAGTGCCTGCTCCAGTTATATTTCCGTTAAACTGTTCTACACTGTTCCAGGTGACAACCACATTTATTTCTCCTGAGGTTACATTAAAATCAAAATTAACAGGCCCAATAATAGTGCTTAAATTTATTATTAAATCTGAAACAGAACTAGAATCATTAACGTCCAGCACATAACCACAGGCTCTCTCAACAGGAGGTTGCGGAATTAATGATGTGTTTGAACTCAACACATACTCATTCATATAAGGATCAAATCCACCTAATTTTTGAGTTTCAAATGAGGTAGTAAATAAATCTCTAAACCAAGAACGCATTCCAACTGTAGATATTAAACTTAATTGATCTGACTTAGCAGAACCTCCTTTTATTTGAATTACTGCACTTCTTTTTGAATCAGTAAAAAAGACATCATACCCCCATGAAGTAAAACTTTCAGGGTTGTTGCTTATCCCGTACTCTTCAAGCCTTGCAAGTTGAGTTCCTAAAACTTCAGGAACTGAGGTAATCGCACCACCAGCTGCTGCATCTGATAATAAATTTTTACCAACTAACAAATAAGAAACTTTATCTTCTTGTAATGTTAAAATATCGGTCTGTCTTGCATGCATTACTCTAATAGGCCCATAAGCTGTCTCTAAAGTTTTAAAGTTAGAAAGAGCCAAATTAAATTGATTTAGTTTATTTAAGTTTGATTCTTGATTAAAAACTCCACTATAGGTTACATCTGCAAATCGTTCTGCTCTTTGATATTGTTCTTCAGATACAGACGTGACTTTTTCTCCTAGTTGTATAAATGGTTTAGTCAATCCTGATAATACAAAGTTTTCTTCTACACCATTACCAAATGTGTAGCAATTAAAAAAGCTTAAATCAATAATTGCAGGTTGAGATGCTGTTTGATTTTGGTCAAAGTCACCTGTTCCTGACATATGATATCCACTTACAACATCAAAAGCTTGTTCGTTTTCATAATACAACTCATCGTTTGCCTCCAAAGGCTCTGTTTCAAAAACAGTTAAGCTAGATGCTCGTTCAAGTGTAAAACTTACATTACAGTAAGATCCTCTTTTATTAGGTGAACCACACTTAGGTGTACCTGCTGACCACCATAAAAATAACTGATTGTTATCAGGTCTTCCGTCTGGACTATTCAGTTGTCTTTGAAATCCGACATAGCTTTGGCCATTTGATGCTCTTACAGAAAAGTCAGCAAAAGCTTTTATGTCATCATATTGATTTACCACATTTATAGTGTCGTCACTACCACTGGTAATTCCATTAGTGAAATCAATTCTGTCACCGACAACCCAAGAGTGTAAATTGTCATAATCTGTAGAGGCAACAAAATTCTTTTTGTAATTGTAATTTCTACTACCACACTTACTACCCCGCTTTCTTCTATTTGCAGTTAATCTAATTTCAATTAAAGATCCTGCGGGAATGTCTACATCTATAAATGGATATGAACCTGGTACAGCTGAATCATATTCAGGATTGTCAAAAGAACAACTAGCGGTAGCAATAGGATAATTATCTCCATCACCACCACTTCTTTCCACAAAGGCATCAGGTGGCTTGTTAGCCGCAAAATTAGAAGGCTTTAGTCTCATGTATGTACCCGTTGGCTGTCCACATTCTCCCGATATGACAGTGCCATCAGCATTTTTCGTACATAAAAAATCTTCTGCTTCGCTACCAAAGCCTAAAACTTTTGTTGATGCACAATTTAATACAGGGCCATTAGTGTCTGATTTAATAAGTAAAGTATCATTGTCTTTTACTTTATCTCTATTGTCACCATCTAACAAATAATAAGCATCACCCGTTTCTTCTTCTCTAAAAAATATATTACTATAAATTGTTCGATACAATCCCTTAGATTCTTTAATAACAAACTTATATTTAGTTGCCCAATAAGGAGGGTAACTATTCATCGTTACTCTAATGTTGTTTTTATCTATTGAGTTTTCACATGGAACAAATACCGTGTTGTCAGTATCAACTAAAGCGGTTGATGCTCTTCCGTACTCATCCATATAAACAACTGCAACTTCATAATCTCTATTACTATGTAAAGATTCCTTTGATGAACTTTGAGAATACAAGCCTGTTGCACTAACACATTGCAAATATTCATAAGCAATAACAGAAGGAACTACGGGCACAGGGGGCACTACAGTTTGATCAAATTCTTGAAATTTAAGAGCAGGCAAAGTAAAGCTTATTTCTGTGCTTCCTAAAGAAGCTCCAATAGATATTCCTTGTGGATCGGCAGTTAAGCCAAATCCTACTTTTTCAAATCCACTTTTAGTTACTGCACCACAAACAAATATATCTGTAAGAGACGTTCCTTCAGTTCCAGTGCCGGGGGGATTTCCTATACATGGATTATCAGGAATAGGAACAAACTCATTTACAGCTGCTATAAATTCAGGACTCGTTGCCATTTCAAAGACACTCGAATAATCCTGTTGCAATACAAATAAAAATGTATTTTCAAATAAATTTTCAGGCTCGCTGCCATCTGGATATGAAGGATCTCCTGTAAATCCTGCGCTAATAAAATTAAAATCTACGCCTATTTGAGCACCCTCTTCCAGGATTACATTATCTCCTCCAAAATCAACAGTAGCAGTAGCGTTTGTAACTAGATTAGATCCATCTATAGTGTATGTAAAATTAGACAAAGTTCCTGTTATTTCATCTGAACTTAATGATTCATTAATTAATTGTAAATCATAATCTAGATAAACTTGCGCATCATTTTCATCAACTATATCATATCCATCTATATAGTTTCCATACATTAGCCTATTGCCCATTATTGTTTGAGCTTGGGCCTTTAATGGAACGTTGTCAAACAATCGTAATAGTTGAGCTTCAGGAAGGGTAGTGTATATTTTTTTATTTGTAAAACTTATAGTTTCTTCCGTATTGTCTAACCACCCCTCATTAACCTTGTTAAATCTTTCTATTACATTAACACTTTGGCTTGTGCTAAATTTAAAAATAACATCTAAATCTTTAACGTTTCTACCTCCAGTATCAAAAGTTATATCTACTGTGTTAAAAATATTTCTCATCCCCTCTTGATTATAGTTGCTATAATCAAAATTAAATGGCCCTGGCGTAAAAGCATATCTACTAAATGGTGACATGGCTGAATATTCGCCGTCTTCGTACTGCCATCTATAGGCAAAACTTATCAAAATTTCTTCTAAATAGTTTTCCCCTCCTCCAACTTTATATTGTTTTATTTCTGGAGCATTTAATGGAGGAGCCAGAATAACTCCTATGTCTTGTTCTGTTAGTAAATCACCAGCTGGTGTGGGTAACGGATAATTTCTATTAACATTAATTTTTCTTGGGGGATTTAAATTGTCGGTAAAAAACAACAAATCTCCAATTAAATTAACTCCATTAACTATAAATTCTTTGTCAAAATTTAATACTGAAGTTGATATTACGTGGTAAAATAAAACAAAAGTTCTCGTGTTGTAGGAAACAATTAAATCTACTTTACCCGTTGAAGAAGCCGTATTGTCTTTATCATGTACAAACCAATAAATAGTTTCATTACCTCCGTCCTCAAAAGCGCCTATACATTTAGCTTCATCACTAAGAGGTGAGCCATTAAACACAAGTTGAACTAAAAGCTCGTTACCTTTAGAATTTTCAACAGCCCCTATTTCCGTGCCCTCTGTAGATCCAAGGCGAACATTTAATGCATCAATGTATTCACCCTGCGGAACAAGGCGCTCATCGACACCTTTATTCATGCGTCCTTTTATAAAGTTTTTTGAAATCTTAGGCATATTACTTTATCCATTTATTTTGCCCTCTTAGATTCATTAATAATCTTCCAGGGTGTATATTACTTAATCTAATTTTTGCGTTCCTTAGAAGCGCTGATTTTTCCTTTCTAAGCCTATTTACTATGTACTCCTGAATACCTAATTTACTGTTTAATATTGAGTATTTCATAGAAGCATAAATAAATTCTTCAAAAAGCTTGTTCACGCTTACTTGAGAGTCATCTCCTTTTTCCATACCATCGGACACATACTCTAATACACAAAGTTCTCCAGCCATATCAGAACTAAAATTAATAACCCCTCCTTTTCTGTTTATACTAAATGTAGGATTTTGATTTGCCGTTTCGGTATTCAAACCATATCTAGCTCCCACTGGATATTCAAAATACCAGAGTCCATTAAAAAAATATCCCTCTTGTCCGTTATAAGGGCTTTGCTCATTTAAATAAATAGATTTTTTCCCACCTGTTATTCTTTGCATGTCAATTGTTGATGTAGAAGGTTTTAATATATTTCCTTGATCATCAAATAATATTTTACAAGCATTGTCTTGCAAGTAAGCACCACTCCAATTAGTTTGTATGTTTTCACTTAAGGGAAACAATGTTCCATTTTTATACATTGAAATTCTAACCCAATTTACATAATCAGGCGGCATAACAAATCTTAAAGTATCACATACCTCAAGCTCTAAAATTTTAACTTCTTTTAAAGAATCATAATTAAGTTCTTGAATAGCTCTTTTTGCGTGAAAAAGAACATTATACCTTTCAGCATTATTAATTAATTTATCATTGCCAACATACATTAGCATAAAGTTATTTACAATATCATCTATTGGTAAGAATTGATAAGAACCCCAATTAGCACTTTCGCTATTAAAATCTCCTGTATTTTCGTAATAAGTGTAGTCGTTTATATATGCCATAATTATTGTCCTTCTTGTTTATTAGCTTCCATTTCTTCTGCTTTTCCAAATGCGGCAATTTGCGCGTCTCTAATTGAAACTCCAGCATATTGTAAAATTTTATTAACTAAATTAGTTTCATCTGATAGTGGCAATTCAAAATTTTGATAATCAGCCGCTGTTTCATCAAACGCTGGTTCACCTCCTCCAAACTGAACATAAGTCCAATTAGGTGTTTTGGGGTATCTTATATATTGACAAAGTATTCTTCCGTAATAACCAGGGGTGTTTTTAGTCCCCGGGTTTATATTTTCATATCCAAACTCAAAATTTTTGGGATATATCTGAAGTGTTTTATTATCTTGACTATATGCTGGAAATAATTCTGTGGGAGTTGTTAATGCAGATTGACTCAACATTGTTATTTTAGACTGAGTAACTTTTTCGCATTCATTAACTCCAGCTCGCATACTAAATATATTATAATAATCTCCTACTCTACTAGTCGGAAATATATTAGCGCTTAATTCAATACTATCAATTTGAGTAACATAATTATTAGGAACATTTGTAACATACGCTGTTTCACCGCTTGTTAAATTAACCACCATATCTCCCGGCTGTACTCCTAATCTGTAAAAATCCTTTGTGTCATCAACTAAAATATTTCCAGGTGCAACAGCAGTTGTGGTTATACTTTGAGCTACTAAATATTTTGTTAGTAATAATACTTTGTTTAATAAATAATAATTTGATCCTGTTGTATCGATTGTTGGAACACTAAAAGTTGTAGTAAATATTAATCCTGAGCTAGTGCTCTCTGGAGGCAAAGTAGTATAAGAAGGTAATTGCATTGGTTGTAATATTTTTTGTTCTGAAAAAATATTTATTACCTCTTCTAAATTTTTTACAATATCTGCATAATCACTGCCTGACACTCTTGTGTTTTGTTTTACTATCTGTGAATTATACTGATAGAAGTAATCTTCAAAAATGTCTAACTGAGCTTGTTTTGCGTATAAGTTGAAATCATTAGGAGTTATATACCCAAAATTATTCTTATTTGCAATTGAAAGCACAGTAGCTCTAACTGTATTTATAAGTGATGCCATCCTTTGTTTTTCTTTCTACAAAGATAAGAAAAAAAAAGAGGCCCCTTTTTTTTGAGGCCTCTGTGATTAATCTAATTTAGAATCTAATATTCTTAATACTTCTAGCCCTTCATCACTCTGTAAAAAGGACGCCAATATAAATAAAGGATCCTCTCCATAAGGAACTGTAAGTAATTTATTTTTGTTTCCTTTTATGTTATAATAAACATCTTTTTTGTTTTTCAATACTAATAAATTTTCATTAAAAAACTTAGCACATTTATTTTGAAGTTTTAATAAAGGATCATTAACAGCTTCCATAAAGTCTTCAGAATATCTTTTAGCAAACATTCTTACATCTCTTTTTAATTCGGCTGAAGTCATTCTTTCTATATTTAGCCCTATTGTTACTCTTGCAATTGTCTCAAGCATTTCAATATCTAAATCCTTAGCAATTAATTGAGCCTCTAATGATAAATCTAAATTTTCCACTTCAAGTGAAGCATCATGTTCTCTATTTACCTCTACAAACTCCTGTCCATTAGCTGGATGATGATGCAAAAACTCTTGCAATATTTGATTGTTTTTAGGGACACTTAAAAAGCCGTCCTCAAAAATAATAGGCTCTAATATAACATTACCATCTTGCTCATCTTCAAAAATGCTTTTTTGATTTCTTGCATAACGAAGAGATCTATTAACCCCTGTTGTTTCGTCAAAATATAATAATGATTTTCTTTTTGTATTCCTTGATGGAATCGTGTAGCTCAAAGGAGCTTTTTCTCTGGTAAGTTTGTAACTTTTATCTACAAAAGTTTCTTTCTTTTTTTTCATTTGATTTAAATTTAAATTAATTAAAAAAGATTAGGGCCACTAAAATAAGCAGCCCATAATCCTTATACTCTGTATCTTAGTTAGTAAAGATAAAGAAGTTGTTTGCACCTAAAGTACATAAAGCTCTCTCTGATAAGAAGTTAACTTCCATAGCGTCTAAGCTAGAAGTAGCTGCTCCACCAGCAGAACCTGTAATCCATGTTTTGTAACGTCTATCTTCAGTTTCTGAAGCTCGGTAACGAACATGCAAGAATGGTCTCTTAGCATTTTTGCCAAGTACTTGATCATATACAGTTGTAGAACCTGCAGGTACTAAAATACCATTTATTGCTCCACCACCTATATCACCTCGCATAGTTGGATCATTAAGGTATTTCCAGTCAGACTTGTAAAAGTCATAACCTCTACGGAATCCTGTAAATCCTAAATTAAGGGCCATTTCAGCGTCATTGTCAAATAGACCATAAGAAGTACCATTAACATTATTGCCTTGAGCAGAACCATTAAGTTGCGCTAACATGTCATCAACGTCAAATCCAAATTGTCTGTTTAAGAAAATTACGTTTTCTTCAATTGATCCTTGCTTGTCTAATCTCTGAATGATTGCATCAAAGTCTGCAAGAGTTGTAGGGTTACCACCACTCCAAACATTTCCTCTGTCTTCAACAACATAGAAAAGTCCTTCTGAACCTTTGTTACCCACTCCACTAGCAATACCTTCAACAATTGCAGCTGCACCAGAACCAGGTGCTGCTGGAACTGCTTCAACCATAGCTGTTTCTAGGTAATCTTCAAAACGAAGTCTAGTTTCATGCTCTGATTTTAAGTACCACAAGAAACCTGTTGCACCATTTTCAGTTGTTACTTCAATCCATCCAATTTGAGCCATGTCAGAACCAGATACTGCGTAACGGTCTTTAATGATAATTGGTGAATTTTCAAAAATGAAGTCATCAGCTTCTAGCTGACCTTCCATTCCGATAGCTCCTTTTTGGAACTCTGAACCATAAATAAACAACGAACATTGTACTCCTGCTGCCATTGCCTGGCCTGCTGCTTCATAGTATGCTACATCAATAGTTGCGTTAGCTGTATCAACGGCTGTAACAATAGCTTTGTTACTGTTTGTTGAATTCAAAGAACTATCTGATAACATAACTGTCTGACCAACTCTGATTGCAATACTACCTGTACCAGGTACTAAAGCATCTCCGATGGTTAAAACAGCTACTGCTGCTCCTGCTGCTGCAGCTGAAGTTACATCTGTATATTTAGTGTGTAGTCTTCCTTGCTC